TGAATCTATAGAACTTGCTATATATACTCAGAATACTTGCACCAAGTACTTTATTTGGGGGGGATAGGTGCGGCAATCGTTGACAATGTCAACAGTTAAACTGATCAGTAACCCCTGAAACACCTCAAAGCAGCTTGCATATAGGAACAAATTAATTTGCTTAGACCCCTTGTATCTATGTGTAAAATGCCTATATTAAACCTATAGGAATAATCCTATAGTTAATTAAACAGAAAGTGAGACAATTAAAATGTTAGATCCTATTCAAATAGTAGATAATTCGTTGACCTCAACTCCTGAGTTTCAAAAGTTATCCCTAAAAGAAAAGTATAGCATACTTGCTCAAGTACAAGCTAACGTAGGCGCTTTAATGAAAGCTACTGAAAAAGAAGCGTTAGAGACTAATCAAGCTTACGTTAAGAAATCCCATAGGTATGCAACTACCTCAAAAGAATTTCTAATGTTTAATGCTCAAGTTGAATTAGAAAAGTTAGGTACAAAGTTCACCTCCATTAGGTGCCCTACTGAGGCAACTCAAAAAGCTAATGGTTGCCCTAAAGGTTTCTATCCTGATAGAAAAATCACTTGGAGATAGTATCGGTTAGGAGCGGTTAAAGCCGCTCCATTCCGATGCCATTTAAGAGCATCAGAAAGCGAGACAAAATGACTATTGTTTATTCAGTTGAAGTAGGGAACACAATGGGTGCAACCGATGTAAAACTTAAAAGAATCTTTAAGTCCTTCTGGACGGCTAAAGAGTGGGCGTTAGGTGAAGTAGAGGGGGACTATTCCGACGGTAAGCAAGCTTGGGAGGCTTATAAGACTTGGAACTTTTACAGTGCTAGTACCGATAAAGAAGCGACCATACAAGAATGGGAAGTAGACGATTGATTATTTCTGAATGGAGCGGCTTCGGTCGCTCTATTGAGAAGCCATCAAGCTTCAGAAAGCGAGACATAATGAAAGATCAAATAATAAATGGTGATACAACTTGGCATAAACACGTCCATGCCGACCTGAAGCTTCCTACTGAATGGACGTGTACAAGCTATAAGAATGATGAGCTTCCGAGCTACCAGTACAACGGTTGGATTATCTTTATTGATTCCAAGAAACCTAGCGATAGGCTAGGGGAACTTCACGATTGGAATCCTAGATTCACAGTATGTAATTGGGACTCATATAACGGTGGTGCTTATGACGGTTGTGAGGAACCGTACCTATTCACCGATGATCTATTCAAGGTATTAGAATGGGTATCCAAGCGTTGCCCAAACAATCGTTACACAATGGAAGGTATGGAGATAGGATATGCTTAGAGATTTTATAGGAGCGGCATTGTTGTTCATCATCATTATAACTGTGATGTATATCGCATTCGGTATGGGAGTAGGTGGTTATGTAACCACCTATTAACCTTAAGGTATACCTGGAGTATGTGTGTATTAGATATACTAAAAGATTGAGCGAACTGGGCATTCGCTCTTTTCTACTTGAGTCCTGGGACAATCAACAAATTAAAGAGCGCAAGGGCGCAAGATAAAAAAACCAATGCAACGCGCAAGAATATTTAATTTAAAAAAACCAATGCAACGCGCAAGACCGGGACCAGGGACCAGGGACCAGACAACAGCAAACATTATTAACAATTAAACGCTTGTGTATATGTGTAATGTGTGTATTATAAACGTACTAGAAAACAAAAAAGGAAGAGACAAAATGAAACGAGACAAATTAGACTTTATAGCAACTTTATTTGAAGGAGAGACTTCAAGCTCTTTTGATTTATGTATCAAGGATACAGGCTTTAGAAACTTGGTTGTTAACCATGCAACCAAACCAATAGAAAAGGTTGTTAGCATTCTGGTTGATTATGCTAACGAAAATTTAATATGAAGAGCGGCATAATATATAATGGGCAATCCTTACTTGATGGCAAGCCCATTGTCGCCATTGCTACATATAGCGATCGCAACACAAAAACCGGGAAGGTACTTCAAACCTATATCATTCGCTCCGATATCTCGCCGCTTGACGCAAGCAAAAACGGCGAGGATTTTTCTATTTGTGGCGATTGTCAATTTAGAGGCGAGGTAACAACCGACCCCAAGCGCAAGCAAGCAAAAAATCGCAAGTGTTATGTGAACCTGGGCCAAGGTCCAACCATCATTTACAAATCATACAAGCGCGGAGTTTATCCAATGGCTGCCAATCATGCCGACCGCGTAAAACTTGGCGAGGCTAGAGTTGTAAGGCTTGGCACCTATGGCGACCCCGCCGCCGTTCCCTCTTGGGTATGGGATCAACTCCTTAGTGAATGCGAAAGCCATCTTGCATATTCGCATCAGTCTGGATTCCGTCCCGATATCACAATGCAAAGCGCGGACAATCTAAACCAAGCTCTTGACCATTGGGCAAAAGGTTCTAGAACATTTCGAGTTATTACAAATGTAGATGAAATAGATAAATCTAACGAGATCTTATGTCCAGCAAGTAAAGAAGCTGGTCGTCGCGTCCAATGCGTGAAATGTAAATTGTGTTCTGGATTGACTAGCAACAGCAAAAAATCTATAGCAATAGTGGAGCATTGAAACATAGAGTTGTCTCAGCCTAGACTTCACCTGGTCTAGGCCAACTTGCCCCAGGCTATCAATGTCCGATAGCTTGGGGTCTTTTTTATTTGGCGCAAGGCGCAAGGCGCAAGGCGCAAGGCGCAAGGCGCAAGGACCTGGCTTTATTTTTTAAGACACTCAGAGCGCAAGGCCTCGAACAAAGACGCAAGATCCTTGAACCTTGAACCACCGCAAACCAGTCCTTGGTTCACCAGTTCAGGTCCTCGTTCCCCCCCAAACAAATATAGGTCAGAGGGGGAGGCACCTTGTACCAAGAAAAAACTTTTACCTCCTCGCGCATAATAAGCCATATGCCAAGCAACTTGGTGAGGACTGACTCGGACGGCATTTGCTTTGGTTACCTTGAGTTCAATCCAAAAAGGCACCCCATCCCAGATGCAATGAACATCAGGCACCCCACCCCCATGTTTATTTTCAATCCTCGTTGCGAATGTTTTCGGAGGTAAGTTCTGCCTTATCCTCTTCCAAAGATTTCCCTCTGGTGTGCTCATTGGTAACATCCTTATATTCCCCATCAATCACAAACGCTTGAGGGTATTTCTTTTGTAGATCCGCCAGACGAGCGACGATGTCGTCTCTGGATAGCTGATCAATGGTGTTTATATTTTCTCGCCTATCAATAGTTAAACCGCCTAATGCTGATCGAATTTTCTCTGCGTTGATAGCCGCTGAGAATTGACCTTGCTCCTCGGCACCTTCCGACAACTGAGCAAGACGTTGAAGCTGACCTATAGTTGTCACACCGTACCGACGTTCTCGTTCATCGCGTAGTTCTTGAACGTACTCCAAGACGTGCGGATAATCTCTGCCGTTTAAAAGTTTTGACGCGGTGGTTTTGGCAACCTTCTCAGAATATCCAGCCTTACGAGCGCACTCTGCATTACTATATATCCCATCAACATAGAACTTAGCGAAGGTCATTTGTCTATTTGTAAGGGTGGTATCATGGTTCTTTTCTACTTTTTGTTTTAACGATGGCATTCAATGCTCCCTGATTACAATATGATTACAATGATTACACTATTACCCCCATAATTGTCTATATAGAGGTGTTTTTCTAAGGTTTTTTAATCCCAGATTCCACAGTTTTAAGCTCTGATATCCTCGTTATGCCCCAATGATTACACTTTTTTGTAATCAATCTTCTATTTTGTAATCAAGAATGTAATCACAAACTACTATATAAATAAGGTACTTGGACTGGGTTTTACCTCAATGATTACAATGATTACACTTTTTTTAGAATTTTCAGTTTTATTTTTTAAAACGTCAGCGAAAACCCTTATAATGTAATCATGTAATCAAGGTGCAAGGTGCTTGACCCGAAGGCCAATAGATACTATATGTATATTGTACCTATAATACAGGTACTTTTAATTATGTAAGTTAAATCAGAAAGGACATTACGATGAAGCTAGAATTAAAAAATATCAAACATTCAGAGTTCGCTAGTCACGAGACATTTTGTTACGAGGCTAACGTATATGTTGATGGCAAACCATTTGCCTATGTCAGGAATGATGGTCAGGGTGGTTCAGATCATTTTGAGCATGATCCGAGGTTCAAGGATCTTGGAATATGGAAAGCGGTTTATATAAACTTAATGAGGTTTTGTGCGTCAGAGTATGCATGGGAATCTTTTGATGGTAGGATGGTTGATGGAACTATTGAAAGCGCGTGCCATGATTTAATCGCTGATCATTTAATTCGTAAGGATTTGAACAAGGCGTTACGAGAGCCGTGTTACTTGGAAGGTAATCAGATTGTTTCGTACAACGTATCTTCGAAGCGTCCTAATATTTTTGATAAACTCAGGAGACAACTTGATAAGCCAGAGTTGGTATTTTTAAATGAGTTGCCAAAAGATGAGGCGTTCAAGATGTTTAAGGAGGTGGCGTAATGGCGAAGGTTACATTGCAAACTGTTAATGCAGAGTGTGAGGCTTTTAAAGTAGAGGTTGGTGGTTCTGTATTGTCAGCCGTTGATTTAGCTATGCTTGAGATAGCTTTTCTTAGAGGTCAACAAAGTAAGATTGAAGAAGAAATTTCTAGATTAGAAAAGGAGGTGGCGTGATGAAAGACGTTAGACATGGTAGTCCCGAGGATCGTGGTCATATGGACGCGTATTATGGGCGTGATCCTAACCCTCATTACTTTGAGGGGGATACGTTACAATCTGTAAAGCGCACTGACCTAAGTTGTCAGGAGTATTTGGAATATTATCAAGGCTATAGGAATTGTACAGATAGAAAGGATTGGGGATGACTATTAATATATTAGATTGGCTCGGTAATCGGGGTATTGATACTCCGATCAAAAAGCATAAGGCGATGGGGCGATGGTTCTTCGTTGAAGTACAAGAATGGTATGGCGAGGAGGTTGAAGCTTATTGCACGTTGGATGACGATGGCGATCCCATACATTGCGCGGAAGTCTATACCTCATGGGACTCAAAAGGTTTTGATTGGTCGGACGAGAACTTGAAATGTTTAGTATCGGATATGGAAACATGAAATATGGATCAGTGTGTAGCGGTGTTGAAGCCGCTACAGTCGCATGGCATGACTTAGGGTGGGAACCGCAATTCTTTTCGGAGTTCGATGCGTTCCCATCAGCCGTTTTAAATCATCATTATCCAGATGTCCCAAACTTTGGAGACATGACAAAATATAAGGAGTGGAACTTAAATGAAAAATCAATTGACCTTTTGGTCGGAGGAACACCTTGCCAATCATTCTCAATCTCAGGCCTCAGAAAAGGACTCGGTGACGAGAGAGGAAACCTCATGCTTGAGTATCTCAGAATGGCTGACGAACTTAAGCCCAAGTGGATTGTCTGGGAAAATGTCGTTGGTGTCTTGTCTTCCAATGGAGGACGAGATTTTGGAACCTTCCTCACGGCGTTGGGGAAAATCGGGTATGGGTTCGCCTACCGAGTGTTGGACGCTCAATACTTCGGAGTTCCCCAAAGGCGCAGACGTGTGTTCGTTGTCGGATGTCTTGGAGACTGGAGAAGTGCAGGAAAAGTACTCTTTGAGTCCGAGAGCCTGTCGGGGAATCCTCCTCCGAGCAGAAAGAAGGGGGAAAGAGTTGCCCCCACAGTTACGACAGGTCCTCCTTACGCTCGCACAGGAAATGATAGAGTAGAGACAGAAGCGTATGTTACATTTGCTAGAGTTGGTCATGGGCATTACTCCGATAAGAACGATATTGCGAGTACCGTTCGGGCGAGAGACTATAAGGATGCGACTGATTTAGTTACTCAATATGACATGAAGGTCAGGCGACTGACCCCAAAAGAATGCGAGCGTTTACAAGGCTTTCCAG